GCATAGGTCTTCATCACCGCCAAAGATGTTTGTATGATCGCTTGTGACAAACTGAGAGCCTTGGAACGCTTGGCCTGCTTGATCTCCATCTCCTCACGTCTGGCCTCTTCCTCGGCTTCCATCTCCTCGACCCTTGCATTGTACTGTTCCTGAGACATCAGACCGGCATCATAACGAGACTTGAGAGCCTTCTTTTTCTTCTCGTTGTCCTTCTGGTACCGCTTGAAGTCCTGCTGTTCTTTAGCAGCCGTAAGAGCGATCGCTTGGCTTGCCAGTTTAAACCCTTCCTGAGCCGCCCCGCCGATTCCGGACAAAGCGGTAAGCAGATCCTCGGTGCCGGCCTTGCCAGTGGCGATGTTGGCGAAAAACTGGTTCCATTTCTCTTGCGACACACCGAACAACTCTCCGTTGCCTGTACCCCCGAATATTCCCGCATTGCTCTTCTTCTGCGTTGCGGTTAATTCGTTGATCTTGCCGGTGACCTGCTCAAGTTTCAACCTGTACTTTTCCAGTTCTTCTTCTGAAAGTTTGATGCCGTCAAATCCTCCGGTATCAACTATCTGTTGAAGACGATCTTTTAAGACATTCTGGTAAGACAAATTCTCTTTAACTAGAGTGTCATCTCTGGTTCTCTTTGCTTTCATAACGCCAACAGAATTCGGGGATTCCTCGGCTACGACTTTGGAATAGTCATTCTGAATCTCTTGCAGTTTGACATTGTGCTTAGCCTCAAGCAGCGCCAACTCTCTATTCGAAGCATCCTCTTTGATCTTCAACAATTTATTCTGATGCTTCTTCTCGATAGCCTCCAGCACCGCCGCCTGATTCTCGTATAGAACCTTGGTGTCCCTGAATTTCTTGAGTTCTGCCTGGTACCGAACCTCTTCACCATCCATCGCCGCCCTGGTCTTGTCCGTCTCCGCCTCGTTGATGATCGCCGTTCCCTCCTTGGCCAGATCCGCCGCCTTCTTCTCGTACTCCTGCCGCTTCTTCAACGCATCCTCCGAATGCTTCTTGGTCTTCTCCTGCAACTCATTCTCGATCTTCGCCCTGTCCGCCCCCTTCTCCTTATGAGCAGCCAGCCGTGCCGTCAATGTCGCCACCTCCAGCTGATAGAGCCTTTCGTCATATTCCTCCTGTGAGGTGATCTCCTTATCGTTGTACCGCCTTGTCAGTTCCGCCTTGGCCGTCAGGAACGCCTCGTCATTGCTCAATGACCAGAGGGCTTTGTTTTTTTGCGGATTTTGGAGGCTTGGTGGGTTGGATGGCGGCGTTGATCCCGACGGGGAGGAAGAGGAGGCGGCTCCGCCACCGGACGCGTTCAGGTACTGGGCGGCGGCGAGGTCGAATCCTTCGAGTCTGTTCGCTGCCAGTTCCGCGGCGTCGCCAGAACCGCTCCACCATCTTCCGAACCCATTCTGCGAATCAGCCTTCGCCTTGGCGGCCTCTGCCTCTTTTTTCAACTGCTCCCGGGTGGACGCGATGTAGCTCTCCATCGTCACCCCCGGCCCCAGATCCGTCTCGGGGTTGATTTCAGCCAAGGCCTGTGAATATTCGGAGAAGAATCCCTGCCGGCCTCCAAGATTGATCAGCTCCGTCAGCCCCTCCACCATTCGGGTCAGCCAGTCAATCACGCTCTTGATCGGTCCGGCGGACTCCTTGAACGAGAGGATCAATCCCTCCCATGCGGACTGGAGCAGTTTGACGGAACCCTCGACCGTGTTGATCCTTTCCTCGGCTGTATTCTTCAGCACGCCGTTGACATCCTCAAGCGAATCCCTCAGAGCCAAGGCAGCGTCCGCTCCGTCAAGGAACGTGTTGAAGGCGGAGACAGACCTTTTGTCGGTCAGTTCCAACGTGGTGTTAAGGTCAACTCCCTGCGCCTTCAGCTGTCTCAGCCCGGACATCAGTTCAGGGAATGTGCTTACAGGCTTGCCTAAGGCCACCGCCAGCTTGCCGCTAGAGTCCGCGAGGTTAAGCAGGATGTTCCTTGTGGCAGTGGCCGCGGAAGAAGCGTCAAACCCGGCGTTGGCCAGTGTGCCGAGCAGGGCGACCGTGTCCCTGAGCGAGAAACCGAATGTCTTCGCCACCGGTCCGACCGTGGCCATCGCTGTCTGGTAGTAGGAGAAGCTCAGCGCGCTGTTGTTGGCTCCCTGCACCAGCACCCCGAGGGTGTCGGCGGTGTCTTTGGCGTCAAGCCCGAACATCCTCAGTGTCGCTCCCGCCATCGCCGCCGCCTCCGGGAGGGTGGTCCCGATGGCCGTGGCGAAGTGCAGGACGGACTCCTGCATCTGCATGATCGCACCCTCCTTGAAACCCAGCTTCGCGAGTTCTGTCTGGAGCAGCGTGACCTGCGAGGCGGTGTATTCAGTGGTCCGTCCAAGCTCCATCGCCGAATATGTCAGCGCCTCGATGTCCTTGACGTTCTTGCCGATGATGGTGGAGAGGTTGACGTTGGCCTGCTCGAAGTCCACTATCTTCTGGAACGCCCTTGCCACGCCTCTGACTGCCCCGGCGATAGCTGCGAATGCCGCCAAAGCTCCGGCCTTGACGCTTGACAATTTCTCAAGCGCACCCTTGGTCTGCCCGGACTGTGAGGTAAGCTCTTTAAGCCTTGCCTTGGTCTGCTGGACCTCGACATTAAGCTTCTTCCAGTTCTCCGTCCCGGGAACGGCCTTGCTAAGAGCCGTCTGCGTCAGTTTCAGATGGTTCCGGAGTTCGGCCAGCGTCTTGTTCTCAAGGGAAATGGCATCCCTGAGTTTGTTGTATTTTTCCCGGCATTCCGTCAGGGTCTTCTCCTGGTCTTTCAGGGTCTTCGTCAGGTTCTGGTGTTCCTGTGAGCCGGTCTTGCCGGCTTTCTCAAGATTCTTGAGTTCAGTCCTGGTCCTTTTGGTCGAACTCTGCAAATCCTTCATCTGCCTGTCCAGCGCAAGCATCTCCTTCCTGCCGCCATCCCCGTTGACAATCAGGTTCAGCCGAAGATCCTCATCAGTAATTCTTTTAGCCATAATCTCACGTGATTTTATGGCACAAAAATAGCCGCTAATCAGCGGCTGCAAAAGGACATAGATGTTGGCTATCCCACCTTTGGAGGATCAAAGAACTTTGTTCTGGTTGCGATAATGACAGTTAAAATGAAGGCAGGGAGTGATAGCCAACCGACCACTTTCCAGTCGTGGATGTCGAATAGCGGAAGTGTCCAGATAATGACCGCGAACAGTGCCAAAAAACCAGTCGCTGCGAGGACAACCTTTTTCATCAGCCACCTCCGTTTTAGTGCGAGTTCTCTTGCGTCCTCATCAGATGTCTCACAACTATTTTCATCTATTCCTGCTAATTTCTCTATGCCTTTCCACAATGCGACAAAAGGGAACGTGATGATGACGAATACCCACAATAAAATCCTGCTTGTCACCGGTTTCCAGAACACAACCAGCAGAACGAGGATAATCACTCCTATCGGAACATCAAAAGAACCCCAGAACATACTCAATCAGAATTACGTGTTATCTCTACCTCTTGCAAAAATCAATCCACTGCTTTGACGCGTTCACGGATTAATCTCGTGATAAGGATCGAAGAATAAAGGGAAAATCATTCCGTTACGCCCAAGCATAAAATATATTCTCGGAGACCTCCTGCCGGATTCACGGGATGCGCCATCCTTATCCGTGTATAGGGCGAAGTGGTAAATCAGTGTGGTGTCACCAGGCTCACAATTTGGATTCAATCGCTTCAAAAGGTCTTTCATTCTCTTGCTTACCCCTGAACGATAGAAATGTAACGAATGATCACTCTCATTGATGATGTCATTGATGGAACGGCAAGAGATATTCTTCATTATCTGGAAATAAGCCTTTGTGTCATCCCACTTGAACTCCTGTTGGAAATGATAGTCGGTTTTGTCCATATCCGCAAGTTCATAGCTGATTACAATCGGCACATTCTTAGAAAGGTTGGTGTCTTCGATAGATAGTCCCTCTCCGACATCGTGAAAGCCGTGGATGTCGTCCCAGAAATCATCCTCGGTAAGCAGATCCGTACTCATTGCCGGTTCATTCTACGATCACGACGGGCCTTGTAGTACCCGTACATAGTGTCCAACGAAATCACCCTATTGGAAGCCTGATAAGGCAGAAGCCCTTCTCTTGCCTCACACCAAGGTTGTTCACTGTGTGTCACAAGGATCAACTGGTTCTGGGTCTTTGAACCGTACAGACGCATCACCGACTCAAACAGGTCCAACTCCTCTTTCGATAATTCCAGACTGGCAGCAAGTCTCTCGATGGTTGCAAGCACATCACTAGGTTGAACTCCGAAATCCTTCTCTTTCAGGTGATCGCACATATTCGGAACGCAACTCCTGTATTGACGATATATTTCTGGATAAACAGGACCGTTCACCCAAGCCTCCGGAGCCTCGGAGAAAAGTTGATTCTCTCGACCAAAGAACACCATATGCCAAGCCTGCTGGTAGTATAGAATCTTCTGAAGCTTCAGCGGACTGACCGAAATTCCTTGAGACAGCATAGACAGCCCCAAGAACCTTGCGAAATCAGATATGTCAACAGTCTTCATCATCTCCGTATTGCGTTTGTATTGCATTTGTGTTTACAAAGAAACAACTTTCCGGCCAAATAATCAAGACTTCCCGCCTGATTTTCACTTCGTTTGGCCCAGTTCCGACTCCCTGATCCGGGCGATGACATCCTCCGTGAACTCGTACATCAGCCGTTCGGCGATGGAGGCGAAAGCACCGAAGACATAGCGATTGTGGATCTTGCGGTTGCTCTTGACGGACTTGCCGCCACGCTGGAGACGCTTCATATCCAAAAAACGCTCGTAGGCCACGTGCACGAACGTCAAAGTCCCTGAAGCACCGCTCCCACCGGTCACCGAAACACTCCTGGACGACTCCAACCGCCCGGAACGCTTCTTGACCTTGGCCTCGATGGCCTTCCCCTGATTTCTCAGAAGCCTCTGTCCCTCATCCTGAAGGATCTCACTGACGAAACGCGCCCTGACATCCATCACTCAAACGCAAGCTCGATGCTGTACCCGCTCCAACCACCGAACACACTCGACTCCGGAACCACATCCACCGAAGCCAGCGACAACCCCGTCACCAGACGACAGTTCTGACTCGAAGCCTCCTCCGTGATGTAAGCCAGAATTAAATCCGCAACCTCCAGAAGCCGTGAATATTGCTCATTCTCCGATTCCTCCGTCTTGTCGAGCCCAAGCCCCTTCTCCAACACGAAGATCACCGTCCCCAGCTCTTCACGGAACGAATCGGAATCCCCACGCTGATGCACCTCCGGACGCGCGACCACCACCTGCACACCCGAAAGATGCGCCAGTTTGGACGTGGCGTCCGACTGCGCGGTCGTGCAAATCGGATCGATGTGCTCACAACACCAGCAGGAATGGATCTTCAACCCCGCAAGGTACTCAGTGAGCCTTTGAAGCCTTGATAATCTGCTCATTTCTCTTTCTCTCCTTATAGTTATGCCACATAATCGACAGCACCGAGAACAACGGCTCCTCATCCACCCTGTCAATGTTGCCAAGCGTGTTCTCCTTAGCCACCTCGACCAACAAATCATTCCACCCGAAGCTTATCCCCGAACTTTTCTCATCCCCGGCGAACAGCTTCGACAAATCAACCTCCTCCCCGTTAATCTCCAGAACACCCGATTGAAGGTACTTCAAGCAAGCCGCGAACCACATCATCACGAGATTCTTCTGCCACCCCTTCAACCTCGACGCTCTATGAATATGCCCACGTGCATTCCGTTGGTCCACATCCGGCACCATCCGACCTGCCCTGTTGGCCTTCCGGCAACGTCTTCTGTACAGGAAAGCGATGCATTCATCCAGATCCTCCGGCTCGTGGCTCCTGAAAAACCTGTTGATTGCGGCGGATGCGTGCCTGAACTCCCCGAACGTCAGATCCTGGAGCAGTTCCCCCGGACCGTGAAGCCAAACAAGCCCCGAACGCACCACCGGCATCGGATTGGCGACC